CTTTTAAATAATGAGTTCTTTTTTCTTTTAAGTTTGTCATGTTTACTTCTCCAAAGTATCAAAGCTTAATTGCTTTGTACTACTAATTATATAGATACATTTACAAAAAGCAACACTTTTACTCAATAAATGTTTAATTAATTGCTTAAATACGTTAAATAAAAGGTTTATAAGCTATAATTAATCGGAATATGGAAGTAAAAACACCAAAAAAAAGGGGACGTAAACCAATCAATATAGACCCAGATAGAGTGGAGCATTTAGCTTCGCAAGGGTTGGGCGTGATGGATATTTGTAGGTCTTTAGGCGTTGGTTGGGATACATTCAACAAATATAGAGAAAAGAAAAACTCGGGAATCTCGGATGCTTTGGATAGAGGAAAGTCTAAAGGCCTGGCATTTGTCACATCTAAACTCATGGAAACAATAGAAGACAAGAATTTTAATGCTATCTCTTTCTATCTCCGCAACCGCGCGCCCGATCAGTGGGCCGACCGCCAGGAAGTCAATCACAATTTAGATCTTAAAGGCGTACTCACGGACGCACGCGAGCGCATAAACATAATAGAACACGCGCCAGCGCACGCGCTAAAGAACAGCGCACGCACGCCGAGAGCGAGCGACAGCGAAGGCGAGGGCGTGAATGAATAAATATAGGGCGGGGTGGGTGCGAGCAGTAGTTTTTACACTCCCTTTTTAACTAATGCAATTACTCTCTCAAGATATCGCATTTACCCCCCCCTTTCGTTGCGTGGCGGTGGTGATATATGTATAACTACTCAACTAAAATTTTTTAATTTTTTTTTAATATGAAATACGGCGTAAAACTAGAAAAGGAATTGATGACCGAACTATGGTCAGGACCAATTAAAGACAACCCAGTAAACTTTGTTAAGTATGTATTCCCATGGGGACAAAAAGACACCCCCCTTGAAGATTTCAAAGGACCAAGAAAGTGGCAGGAAAAAATTTTACGAGAAATGGCAATACACATTGAGCGAAACAATGTATTAGATTTACCAGAGATGTTTAGACTAGCCGTAGCATCAGGTCGTGGTATTGGTAAGTCCGCACTTGTCGCATGGATCATACTTTGGATGTTATCTACTAGACTTGGTTCTACCATAATCGTAACTGCTAACACCGAGCAACAGCTCCGTTCAAGAACATGGGCTGAACTTGGTAAGTGGCTAACACTATCTATTAACTCTCATTGGTTTACCAAGACAGCAACCACGATTAAACCAGCACAATGGTTTGAAGATGCGCTAATAAACGACCTCAAGATTGACACTGGTTATTATTACGCGCAGGCACAGTTATGGAGTGAGGAAAACCCAGATGCGTTTGCAGGCATCCATTCATCTTACGGCGTATGCTTGATAATGGATGAAGCATCAGGTATTCCTTCTCCTATTTACTCGGTCAGCGAAGGGTTCTTCTCCGAACCCACGCGCGACCGCTATTGGTTTACTTTCTCCAACCCACGCCGAAACACTGGGCCATTCTACGACAGCTTTAACTCTAAGCAATCCTTCTGGAAGAACGAGCAGATTGACTCGCGCACGGTAGAAGGCACCGACCAAAAGCTCTTTCAAACGATGATTGAGCAGTATGGCGAGGATTCCACAGTCGCGCGCGTGGAGGTGATGGGCGAGTTTCCATCCGCAGACGATGATACTGTCATACCAATGGGGCTAGTTAAAGCAGCGGTTGATAGGGATGTCTCTCTTGCAGCTAACGCACCTATTATATGGGGACTGGATGTCGCACGATTCGGCGGAGATAACTCTGCGCTATGTGTGAGGCAAGGAAACCATGTGATGAGTATTAAGTCGTTTAAGTCTATGGATTTGATGCAGTTATGTGGTGTGATTAAGAATATGTATGACGAATCTACTGCGATAGAAAGGCCACAAGAAATATTAATTGATGTCATTGGTTTGGGCGCAGGCGTGGTTGATAGACTCGCCGAGCAGAATTTACCTGTGCGCGGAGTCAATGTCGCGGAGGCGCCAGCGAGCAAGAAAAATTATTTAAACCTACGCGCTGAATTATGGTTTGCGATTAAAGACTGGTTGGTGCAAAGAGATTGCAGGATTCCGCAGGACGATGAGTTGGTTGCAGAACTAGCATCGCCTTTGTATAAATATACGTCTACAGGTAAAATCAAGATTGAGAGCAAAGACGAAATGCGTAAGCGTGGAATTAAGTCTCCAGACAAGGCGGATGCGCTCGCGCTGACGATGGCATCCTCTGCTGCAAGTTTTGGTGGAAGCACTAGCTTTTTAGGTTATAATTTCAGACAACCGCTCAAATCTAAAATAATTAGAATAGGATAAAGTATGGCAAAGAAGTACAACGAAGAAGAAATAAAAGCAGTCGTTCAAGAAGAAACAGATATGATTGATCTTGTAGGCGTGATTAAGTCCGAGATGGATGATGCTAAAGATTTCATACACCAAGTAGGCGCAGAAAGAGCTGAATCAACAGAATATTACCTTGGTACAGAGCCAGAAGGTACTAGCTCTATGCAGTCAGAGTTTGTTTCTACAGATGTACGAGAAAGTGTTTTGTTTATGTTGCCGTCCATCATGCGTACTTTCTTTGGTACTAAAAAGATTGTAGAGTTTGTACCTAAAGGACCAGAAGATATAGAGGTTGCACAACAACAAACAGATTATATTAACTATGTCATACAACAAAAGAATCCTGGTTTCCAAGTTTTGTATGACGTTTTTAAAGATGCGTTAGTCAGAAAGACTGGTTTTGTAAAAGTCTTTTGGGATGACAGCGTAACTGCAACAACACACGAATTTACAAACATAGACCCACAATCTTACCAAGCATTAATCATGGATAAGAACGTAGAGGTTATAGAAGAATCAGTCACTAACGAAACAATCATAACTATGGACCCTGTAAGCGGTGAAGAGGTAGTGCAAGAAATACCAGCAAGTTATGACCTAAAGATTAGAAGATTAAAACCAAAAGACCAAGTATGTATTGAATCAGTACCGCCAGAAGAGGTACTTATATCTAGACACGCGCGAGATATAGAGACAGCTTCTTACGTTGCACACCGCATGATTAAGTCAGTCTCCGACCTAGTGGCTATGGGCTACGACCAAGAAGAGATGGAACAGTATGCAGGTTATGGCGGTAGCGCACTTGACCCAGAAAGCTACGAAGAACAAGAAGCAAGAAACCCATTTGATAATATGGTATACCCAGACAGAAACGATGCTGGTGGTAAAGATGTTTTATATGTAGAGCATTACTTATACTATGACTATGACGATGATGGTATTGATGAGCGAATCAAAGTTTGTACAGCAGGTAATGGCTTAGAGGTACTCAATGTAGAACCATTAGACGAACTACCTATATGTATGTTCTGTCCTGACCCAGAACCACACACAGCAATAGGATCTTGTCCTGCTGATTACTTAAAACCAATCCAAGCGGCTAAATCACAAATTATGCGTGATACCCTAGATTCACTTGGTCATTCAATCTTCCCAAGAATGGGAGTTGTTGAGGGTCAAGTAAACATAGACGATGTACTCAATACAGATATTGGTCAGCCAATTAGAATGAGAGCGCCAGGAATGGTACAACCATTTGCTGTACCTTTTGTTGGTAAAGAAGCTTTCCCAGTCCTAGGATATTTAGACGAAGCTAAAGAAAACAGAACTGGTGTATCTAAAGCAAGCGCAGGACTCAACGCAGAAGCATTACAATCTACAACTTCCGCAGCTGTAACAGCTACTATGAGCGGTGCGCAAGGTAGAGTAGAACTTATATGCAGACATTTTGCTGAAGGTGGCCTAAAAACCATGTTTAAAACAGTCAATAACTTGGTAATTAAGCACCAAGAAGCACAAGATGTCTTTAGATTAAATGGTAAATTTATACCTGTAGACCCAAGATATTGGGACTCAGACAAGGATATGGTAGTCAATGTAGCTATATCTAAGTCATCAGACGAAGAGAAGTTTGGAGTTCTTACACAAGTCGCAGGAAAACAAGAACAAATATTGCAATTACTAGGGCCACAGAATCCTCTAGTGTCAATGCAACAATATGCTAACACCCTAACAAGAATGATCGAGCTAGCAGGCTTCCAAGATGCACAATCCTTTGTGAATACAGAAGTTCCGCCCATGCCTCCGCAACCGCAAGAGCCACCTAAACCAGATGCAGCAGAAATGCTTGCACAGGCTGAAGCTATGAAGGCACAGGTAAGCGCACAGAAAGCTATGATTGATGCTGAAACAGATAGAATGAAAATCATCATGGACGATGACAGACAAAGAGATATTGAAGAAGCACAACTCAGAGTCAAGGCTATGGAGCTACAAGCTAAGTATGGCGCACAAATAAACATTGCAGAAATTAATGCAGTTATGGAACGAGATAGAGAAGGAATAAGACAAAATGCAAAAGCTCAAGCTCAAGGATTATTTACAAACAATGTGCCACAACAAAATATTTGATATTGAAGTTATGGTAGATGACATGGTTTATGTAGGTAAAGAAATAAGAGCAAAAAACAGAAATCATGCACTACAGATTATGTCTATTATGTCAGGTGGAGAAGTAACATCAGATTCTGAAATACTTTATTATGAAGAGAGGACAATACACTAATGAAATATATAACTAAAGCATGGGTATGGTTAAAAGCAACCATACATAAATTCTTAAACTGGTTTGATAACTTATTAGAACCAAAACCAATTATTAAAAAAAGAGGTAGGCCAAGGAAGAAATAATGGCAACACCAAGACGAGGCAAGGCAAAAGTAAAGATAACTAAATCTGGTAAAAAGGTTAGTTATGGTCAAGCAGGTAAAGCCAAAGGTGGTGGACCTAGAGTTAAGCCAGGAACATCTAAAGGTGATTCATATTGCGCTAGAAGTCTTGGTATAAAAAAAAGATTATCTAAGAAAAAACAAAACGATCCCAACACTCCAAACAATCTATCAAGAAAAAGATGGAAATGTTCTGGAGCTAAATCAAGAAGAAAATAAGGAGATAACTATGCCAGGATTATGGGCAAACATACACGCTAAAAGAAAAAGAATTAAAGAGGGTTCTGGTGAAAGAATGAGAAAGCCTGGAACTAGAGGCGCACCTACAGCCAAAGCTTTAAAAAATTCAAAAAAGAAAAAGAAAAAGTAAACCATGAATGATGTCGTAGTTCTTATAACCGAACTAGGATTTCCTATTGCCGCAGCGCTAGGTCTTGGTGCTTTTGTTTGGAAACTTATCAACAGAATTATTGACGGTATGGAGACTAAACTTGATACCGTAGATGATAAAGTCAACACATCTCTTACAGCCATGGAAGATCGACTTGGCACAAAACTAGACAGCCAACATAGTATTCTAGTAGCATTAATAGATAGGGTTAGGTCTTTGGATAATGAAATCATTAGACAAGACACTATGATTAAAACAATGCTAGGCGTACCACAGTTAATTGACACTAACAAGATTGCCAAAGCAGGAAGAAAAGATAAAAGGAAGGACTAATGGCAAGTGTATACAAAAGAAAACTTACAAGAAGAGAAATAGAACTAGAAGAAGCTGCTAAAACTAGAGTAGCTATTTGGTTTTGTTTTATGGGCGCAATAATGTTTTTAACCATACTAGGGCAAAACTTATATGCAGACGAAATGGTACATAAGTTTAAGTCGCCATCATTCTCTGGTATAGGTACATCTGCACATTATTTAACCATAGAGAACCAACAGTTTAATCGTAAGCAAGCACTTAAAGCAGAAATAAAAGCTTTGCAAGATGAAATAGAAAGAGACAAAGAAAATACTACACTTGCAAGATTTATAAGAAACCTAGAGTCAAGAATATATGCGCAGTTATCAAGACAGCTAGTAGAAAATTTATTTGGAGAAACACC